TCAAGATGAGGAATTTTTGTTAGTAGGTAAAACATCATTTTTAATTAAGAAATATTTTATGAAAAGACCCGGAACATCCCACTCCCACCATTTTACTTTATAGTAAGGACTTGAACTATTTGCATGATGATTGTTATGTAGGCCACTACCCAACATTAGTATATTCATCCAAGTATTATTTCTACTGTTGTCAGGTGTGTCAAAATTTCGATAACCCCATTTATGACCTACAATGTCTACAAGTATACTACTAGTGTGAAAAGTCCAAACGGCACTTGCACTTATTAAGAACAACGCTATTTTGTAATCAAATAAAGCAATAATACCGTAAACAACAAACACAAACTCAAGATAGTGTTTATGTAAAAGCACATGCAATCGATCTTTAGTTAAGTCCGATACTAACTTAGGAGAGAACTTAACTTTTGGCCAGTTAACTAACCAAACATCATACCATTTATTATGAACAGGTGATTGAGGATCTTTGGTTGTATCAGAATATCGATGATGTATTCTATGACCACCTACCCATCCGTAACTACTACCAAGACAAGTCATGGCACCAAGAAGTATTAAGATTATTTCTTTCCAACGAGCAGTTTCAAAACTTCTATGAGCAGTTAGTCTATGATATCCAATCTCACCGCCAATCTTTCCAAAGAGAATCCATCCTGCAAGAGTAAACCAAAGATAAGATAAATCCCATTGAATGAAAAATAATGTAAGTAGAACAAGATGATGGAAAACAATCAATATCTTGAATTGTATGTCCATGTTAGGTTTTTTAATCATAGTCTCTCCTTAATCCGTGGCCCGTTGTATTTACTGATAGACCTTTCTATCAACTCCTCTAATTTTTTGTTCGTAGTCGTGTCGCTATATAATGCAATATCTAATCTATCTTGGTCACTATAATTTTTCATGGCATGTGGATATAAACTATTGAAGTAGTATGCTTTTCCAGGAACAAAACTTCCTACATATGAATCAGGGTCGTTCTTATAAAAATCCAATGATTCAAATTTACTACGATTAGAAGGCATATTTTTACTAACCAAGAAAGCAACATCTTTATGTTGTCTAATAGGTATATGTATTATGCACTGTTCAGGTTTGTTATACTGTTTAATCACTGGATCGGCTTGATGACTATGCCATCCTAACCAGTTACCGGGTTTAGCTTTAATCAACTTACACAAACTAGGATGATCTGTTATCTCGCTAACTAATTTCATTAAATATGGGTACTTTAGTGATTCGGATGTGTAGTGCCATGCTCTATCTTTTATATCCACATCATAATAATGTGTAATTTTTGACATGTCGCCGTTATCGCTCCAGGCAAAAGTTTCAGATACAATGGACGGGTGATTTTTTGGATGGTATGTAATTAAAGTGCAGTGTTCATAGTTATCATATATTTTTTTAGAATCAGAATGATTTTCTATACCAAGCAGTTGCAGATTTGTCGGAGTCATAAACGGGGCAACATAATTATACCAATTATTGTTTGCCGAGTCCGCTTCTTGTAATAAGCATTCTATATCTATTTCGATGTCCAATTCCATATATGGAATCTCTCTAAGAGAATCAATTAGGTGCTGTTTCATGTTTAATTAAGAAATATTTAATAAAAAGTCCCCATATGTCCCATTCACCGGGTTTCTGTACATATGTGTAATCTCCCGGGTTACCATGATGATTATTATGCAATCCACTGCCACCAGTAAAAATGTTTACCCATATATTGTTTCTACTTTGATCAGTTGTTTCAAAATTTCTATATCCCCACTTATGACAAACAATGTCTATCAATAACGAACCCACATGAAATTGTGTGAACGCGGGTAATACTATCATAAAAATTAACAAGGTGAAATCAATAGCACCTATTGACAATAAGACTAACAGACACAACTCAAAATACCAACGATGTATAAACATGTGCCATGGATCTCTAACTAAATCCGATACGTATCTAGGCTTAATGATAAAGGGCTTCCAATCAAGTGCCCAAATTTTAATCCAGTGTTGTTGATACGGGCTGTGTGGGTCTTCTGGTTGATCCGCATTAACATGATGAGTTCGATGTGTTCCGACCCAGGACAATGTACTACCGACCATGTTTAGGCTACCTAGTATTAACAACACTCTTTCTTTCCATTTTTCTGTTTTAAAGCTTTTGTGAGAAAAATATCTATGGAAGCCAACCTCCCCGCCTATTTTACCAATCAATATCAGTGATACAATAAAAATTATCCAATGGTACCATGCTGGTGAGGCAAAAAAGAACGCAAGAAACAACAGTATGTGATTGGTAATCAATACAATTCGTAATTTGGTTATAATCGATAGAAAGTTAAACATGCTGAATAATAGGAACTAAATATGTGAATGTATTTATCACCCCCTTATATCACAAAATAATATGCACGGTTTAATGTTAACAGGATTTATGTCAACTTTTGGTAAGTCTGGTTATCGGCGCACCGCCGGCGCACATAGAATTGCAACTCACTTGAGACAACTAGGTTGGGATATTGAGGTTTTAGATTTTGTTATGGGCTGGTCATTAGAACAACTCAAAGAATTCACGGTTTCTAGAGTTACATCATCAACAAAATTTATCGGATTCGGGGGTACATTTCCTATATGGAGTCCGGTACTAGACTCATATTTCACATGGGTCAAAGAAAAATATCCAACCGTTAAAATAATTGCCGGCGGTCAAATTAGCAATCTATACAAGATAAAAGCAGATTGGTATATTGATGGTTTTGGTGAAAGAGCGATTGTAGCATTATTGAAACACCTGACAGGCAACAGCTCAGAAAAACTAAAATATCAAATATTTTCAAACGGTAGAAAAATAATAAAAGGAAACTTAGATTACCCTTCGTTCCCCATGAAGTCACTGTCAATTAAATATCAGGACAGAGACTTTATAAATCAACATGAAACTTTGGTCACTGAACTGGGTAGGGGATGTGTGTTCAACTGTAAGTTTTGTAATTTTCCAATACTAGGAGTTAAAGAAGATCACTCCCGAGACGCTGAAGATTTGTACATAGAACTACAAGACACATATGATAGATACGGCGTAACGTCATATCATTTGGCGGACGAAACAGTCAATGACTACACTGAGAAATTAGAAAAGTTTGCCGGGGCCGTACGGAGATTAAATTTTAAACCATCAATGGTTGGATTCGCTAGAGCCGACCTATTTGCTTCCAGGAAGCAAGACTGGGACATCATGATGGAGATGGGCTTTGTGGGGCATCATTATGGAATTGAGTCTACCAACATTGATTCTCTAAAAGAAGTAGGCAAGGGGATGCATCCAGATAAATTGCTATCGGGATTACTTGAGGGGCGTGAGTACTTTAAAAAACACGGAGCATACAAAGGACAAGTGAGTTTGATTGCCGGATTACCGCATGAAACATCAGCGAGTTTGGAAAAATCATTGACTTGGTTCAACAACAACTGGAAAACAGAAAGTATAATGTTATTTCCGTTGTACATTCCAAAGAATGATGGCAAAGATACTGCATCAAAATTGACATTAGAATGGGAAGAACAGGGATATAGAGAAACGCCAACAGACTTATTTCCTAGTATACTTAGGAAATATTCTAAGCTACCATCTCAGTATGGTGTAGGTGATAGCTTATTAGAGCATACCGGGTTGAGTTGGGAAAATGATATTTGGAACATAGAAGAAGTATATAAAAGAATTTTTGATTTTTATATGTCACCAAATTACAGCACTGTGTACGGACCAGTAGTGTGGAGTGTTTCAGAATGGATGTTAGCTTTTGAAAAGCCATTTGAATATTTCATTGACAAAACTATTGCTGATATCAAATCCGAACAACAAGTTTCAGGAATCATGTTAGAATCTGTTATCAGGAAACAACAACACTTGATACAAAGTTACATCACAAAGAAATTAAATTGGAAAGCATAGACTGTGTACAGTCTATGCAGTTAATTATTTTTTGTTAAAAAATGATGATCTTTCTGATAGTGTCAATCTCTTATAATCAGAACCTGTCAAATTTTTGTTCGCTATAAAAATTCCTTGCTCACTGAATTTATTTTTCAATACAGCGGAATCCATCACTTTAGACAATAGCATTGTTTGGTTTCTAACAGATTGTTGATCCATCGACGGACTCACTACAAATCCAAATCTACCTGCCGGCGTCGTAAACATCGGAATAGCAGGAACATTGTCAATGCGTATATTATCGTCTAGATTAGCAACTAATCTTACTGCCCCACTGTCTATTTGCTTTTTTACGGCTGTGTAGGGTACTATCACGTAATCAATATGTTTCCCCATTAAATCTACTATTGCAGGGCCCACTCCCTTATAAGGTACGTCTATTGCCGCTTTTGCCTGCATGTGGGCAATTAAGTTTTTTGTTACAAATGCGTTTCCTAACGCTCCGCTACCAAATGTCACTTTATCATTTTTAATGTTATCTAGAACACCTGACAACGATCTGGTATTTTCTACATGCGTCAATAGAACTAGAGGACTTTCCCCTATCATTTTTATGTATATCAAATTCTCCGGATCATATTTTACTACGTTTTGATCTAGCATATTAGTATGTACCAACTGTGATTGTGATGCCAAACATAATACTCTAGGGTCTGCATTTTTAATGCATTCATTCATAGCTACTACGCCGCCGGCGCCGGGCTTGCTAATTATAACTGCGGTGTGACCTAACTCAGTTATAGCCTCTTCGACTAACATCCCTACGATATGTTGTCCACCGCCCGGCGGGAATCCTACTAGTATATTATATTGTTGCGCATGTGCAATGCTATTAAAAGCAAGCAAAACCATTAAAAAAATTTTCTTCATTTAGTGTACCTCATTAGTGTTTTTCTCTGTATATAATTTATCTGTGAATAGTAGTACCATTAAATATTCCCAACTTTATATCTTCGAGATAGAAGGCCTTGCATTTCATTTTTAGCGGCGGATATCCATTCTTTATGCAGGCCTCGCCAGTTATCTATGTAGCTTTTAAACTCAGGTCTAGTTAATAAGTATAGGTCTCTGGATCTACCAGCATCGTTAACCGCGACGGGTTTATTCGCTTGAAACTTAGTTTGATCCCAAGTTGTGTATATTAAAGGTATCGTTAATCTACGCATTTGTTCGAGTCGATCATCATCGTTTCTTTTAAATATTTTAATATCATGCAAGTGTCTCAGTTCAGGATGTAATTTAAAGTATTCCAATAATCTATAAGACTGTTCAAATACAATGTCGGGCATGTCAGGAGTCCAATAGAAAAATTCAGCTACGTTGTTCATACACAGTCTCTCTTTTGTATCTTTAGCCACTACGTTTGCTGCTCTATCGTGAAAAAACAAATAAAACTGATTGTCTTCTGAAAACACCTCAGGCTTATCTACACCATATATCTCGCATACTTTTCCTGTTTGTATAAGTAAGCTGTCTGAAAAGGTACGTTGTCTCATAATCTCAAATGCACCTAAGTAATGACCAGTAACAAAAAAAGTATCATCGTTGAGTTTTGATTTAGGATCATTTTTAAAAATATCATCTATTTTTATCTTAATGTTCGGGTGTTCTTTAGCTAACCAGTCTAACGTTGGTTTGATACAAAAGTCCCATTCAGAAAATATATTTTCTGCACCTGTAATAGTTGTGTTTGGTGTGTACAGTTTACTTTCAACTGAGTGACTGTATTTCACATATACTTCATCCAAATGAATATTGTTGTTGATAAATGTCATTAAAATGTTATGACTGTCTGGGCCACCACTGTAATTTAAAATTAAATAGTCATACGTGTCTCTAAGCTGTTGGGCACGTTCTTTATAAAGTGTATCCAGTGGCCTCTTACCTAAGGTATGTAATCTATTTTTAGAAAAGTTTTCCCACACTTCGTTGTTAAAAGACCATTCTATTTTTTTACCACTGATGCTAGAGTCATAAAGTGCATGTGATTTATTATAATAGAATTTACCATCTACAACGTAGTGACCTAAATTTTGTTCCATGTTGATATTTATCGAGAGATACATACACAAACTAAATATTCGTATGTTCAAGCACCCACCTAAAATCTTAGCGCATCGATCGGCAGTTAAAAATGGTAATTTTGTAACTCCTAAGTATATCTTAGGAAATGATTCAGAATACTTATTTAATAGATATTGCCCACATAGACGTTATCCAATGAATGAAGTGGGCGATGTATTGAAAGAATCGATGCTATGCAACTTTCACGGGTTTGAATGGGACTTGAAGGGTGTACCTATCAATAACGATAGGCACATTAACTGTGGCAAAATGTCTACTGGGAAATCCGGATTACTATTCAAAGACTTTGTAGAGCCTGAACATAAATGGGTTGATGATCTAGCCGGTGAAACATCACTAGAATACAGCCATGTACGTACCGGAACTAGTAAGGGCAGTTGGTTATGGATGATGGAAATACAAGCTGACCTGTTGCATATACGACAGGGTAAAGATGCAGTACATCCCAACCTCAGTGAAGTAACCAATCTAGATAGCACTATACTGAATCAAGGAGATGGTTGGGCGTTACAAATTTGTAGTACTGGATGGTGGTTGTGTATCTATCCCTTTACGTTTGTAGAGTACAGTCAAGGATGTTTAGCTATAAATTGCACAACTCCACATGATATGAATAACGAATTTGGATTCGACTGGCACACTCAATACTATTTCAGACCAGAAATATCAACAGAACGTAGGGATGAATTTGAGTTTTATGTTGAACCAGTGTTCAAAGAAGATGTGGTAGCTATTGAAAAGCAAAAAGGGCCCTGGTTCCCAATTACAATTCCCTATAATAGACTAGAGGAACATTGTGTTCATTACGGGAAGTGGATCATGGCAAACAAAGTGCGTCAACAATCTCAGTAGGAGTATATTTTTGAATGACACTGTTGATGGTACTACAGTAGTGTTTGTCAAACTCTAACATATATTCTGGTTTGGATTCTTTTGATGGAGTTAAATCTTTCTCAAACCCTACCATTTTAGCTCGTATGATAATATCATCCCACTTGGCTTGATGTATCAAAGCTTTGCTACTAACTGTTGACGTTTTACCCGGGACTTGATTGTTTATCAGTTGCTGTACTCTAGGTAGTTGCATGTAACTTAATATAACTTCAGGTCTGTATTCATACCAGTCTGTTATTGCTGTTCTACCTATTGTTTTATGATAGATTGTCCAAAATTTAGCATCTTCTTCTAGTTCAAATACCCAATTTTCGTCATCTTGTTTTTTCCAGTATGGCTCTCCACTAGCTATAATAGGAGTATTGTCTAAGTATTCAGTTAATTTCATGTGCGGCAACCAACTGCTACTAGTAGTCTTACACATAGACCAAATGTCATACGCATCATTCTCAAAGAATCGTTTCACATTAAAATCAATGACTGTATGTTTAACATTTAAATCCGTACACACTTTAATAGCATGGTCAAATTCACGATAATTGAGCATGTCCTCATACTTAAATATGAAAACATTTATAGGTATCTTTAATTCTCTATATGTTCTTAAAACAACTTCGCTATCGATGCCACCGGAAAACATCAAATCTAATGGACCAGATATAATGTCTCTAATGTTACGTGCGTTTTCAAATAATTCATCATGGTAATTCATGAGCGGTTGAGTTACTGTTTGCTTTAATACAAATTTAAAATCATCACCTTTACCTTGCCAAGCCAACCAATTGTTTTTATAAAACATTAAGTTATTTCCGTATTAGTTGTATAATCAAACCAGAGATGTCAAATTCCCACCATTGTTTTTTAAAGGTATAGTCTTTGGGAAATCTATGATGATTGTTATGCCAGGATTCTCCCCAACTTAGAATAGCCCATAACCAATTATTTGTGCTTTGGTCGTTTAGATTATAACTACGATACCCACCTAACCAACTAGGTTTATGACCAACGTAATTGACTACATTACTCATCAATCCTGTTACTAATGCAGGAGTCCAATGCAAAAATAGCATTAAATAAAATCCACCAATAATAAACAATAATACGCTGTAAGCAATATTAATTGCAAAGTAATATCTATGCAGGAACTGTTGGAACTTGTCTGTAACTAAACCACGCATACGCCACTTGGTATCAATGTTTACTTGATCCACGTAGTCTAATTTAAATATCTTAATGCCCTTGTGCAAAGGACTGTGAGGGTCATCGGGTTTGTCAGATTTTAGATGATGATTAATATGGATAGCGACCCAAGCCAATGGACTACCGGTGCCTGCAAAACATCCCAATACACTAAAAATCTTTACTAATAAAGGTCTTGCTTGATAGCTATTGTGAGTAAGGTGTCTATGATAAGTTATTACAATACCCAAACACCCGTATACGAAATAACCCAACAATATCAATAATAGATTGTTAACCGTCACTCCATACGTAGCAAATGCAAACACAGTACCCAATAATGCTATTATCTGAAAAAGTTGGGCTCCTCTTGTGCTACTTGCAAAAAGATTCATTTATTTGTCACTCCTTATAACGTTGATTAACCTACAGACAGGATCAAATTCATTGTTCTTTACTGTTGTACAGACCTTTTCAGCATGGGCATGATGATTATTATGCCATGCATCACCTAATATAAAAGGCCATAGATATACATTATTTGTACTACGATCCTTTGTGACAAAGTTTCTGTACCCATTCATGTGGCAGAAGTAGTTGAACATCGTCTGAGATATACTTACTATGAATACAGGTATAGCCCACATGTAAATAACCAAGCTATAGTTTACGATACTCAATACCAGTAAAAATGCTAGTATTATCAATAGATAGTACTTGTCTATTTTTAAATGTACAGGTGTCAATAATTCTTTAACTACAAAAGGGTTAAATTTAGTGTCTGTAGGTTTGAAACCCACAATGCTAAAGTCTTTATTGTGAGGACTATGAGGATCTTTTTCTGTATCTGAGGTAGCGTGATGTATTCTATGAATATATACCCAACCTAATGGGCTGCCTCGTCCGGCTAATACAGCAAATATAGTGAAGAACCATTTAGATAAAGTGTCTAACTTAAAACTCTTATGACTATAATAACGGTGTAACATCATACTGATACCCAAAATACTATAAGAGTAAAACATGATTATTGCTAACAGAACATATTGCCAACTAAACGCCGCAACAAAGGGGCTTGCCAACAATATTACCAATGATAATAATTGTATTATTCGTAGGGAGTTAGGGGACGATGAAAATATATTCATCAGGTATTTATCATAAATACCGTTGGGAACAATAAATGCAAGATGAATTATTTTTTAACACTGAATTTTCACCTACCGGTATATTAGATAAATTATACCAAGAAGCCAGCGTAGAGGAAAATTATTATTGGAGTCCGGCTCAGCCCCCAGTTATGAGATGTGATGTAAGTGATGAGATAAGAGATTATTTTAAAAGATTAATAAATGTCCCATTCAATGATTGCGGGTTATTGAAAACTTACCCAAATACTATCTATCCAATACACAAAGATTCATTTAGAATCACAGCATTAAACATGACATTGATGGATGATAATCCAGACTTTGTGACTCAAGTAATAGGGGTAAAATTTGGTAAAGTACATAAGTATCCAGTTACTTATGTAAGAAATGAATTTACTATTCTAAACGTATCTCAATTGCACCATGTCACTAATAAAAGTCAGACATTGACTAGAACCATACTTAGTATGGGATTTAAAGAATGTGATTATTCAACCTTGTTGCGCCTTCAATTAGAGGGAAAATTGTTCAATGATATATAAAAAGATAGATGTACCAAATTTAGAGGTAATGATCAGTGAGATAATGACAATGGTCAGTCCGCAAATATCACAAAATCTCAGATACTGGGATCTTCCAATAACAGATTTTTATAAATTAACCCCTACCTTTTTTAAGTATATTACAGGAAAAACTTTTTGTAGTATACCTAAACAGTTTAGATTCTATAATACTCCACCGTACGGCACATTAGGCCCGCACATTGATAATCTTGCGACTGCACCAAATAAGATTGGTTTCAATATACCACTGAGTGGTACTAAAAATACTCACATGAATTATTATACGACACCCGAGGATAACGTATCTATTAGTTTAGCCGGCGGGTTTGGCTCTGTGCCGGCGCAAATAATTAAAGACAATACTAGATTAGTGTTGATAGATAGTATAGAAATTGACAAGCCTACAGTTCTTAGAACGGATTTGATACATGAAGTAGTAAATCCAAATAATTCGTACAGGTTAGTATTAGGAATGAAATACATTGGTAAACAAGTTGAGGATATACTAGCCTAATGATTTCATTAAAATTATATTCGGCTTTATCTATAGAAGAAATTAAAAACTTCTATGACTTTCTTGCATCTATTCAATCTGAAGGCTTGCCCGCAGGTACTAATATGTGGGATAATAATTGGGAATCAAACAACGAAACTCTGCCTTTTATTTTAGAAAAAACTGATAGATTTAATAGGATCAAAGGTGATTACCATATAATATATGATGGATCAACAATCATAGCATGCGGTGGCGTGTACATTAGTGATTTTTCAAATAGAATAGCAATCGGAGGCGTGAGAACCTGGGTAACTAAAGAGTATCGCAATAATAGCATACTTAGAGAATATCTATTACCAGCACACAAACTATGGTGCCAAGAAAGAAACATAGATATACTTGCACTTACCTTTAATGAATATAATAAAAATCTTCCCCAAGTGTTTAAAAGAAGAAGATTAGGTGAGTCTATCGAAAGAATCACAACAAGAGAACCAAAGCATTTGTTTTACTCGGGCTTAATCGAGGTTCCGTTTGCAATGTCTATTCAATATACAAAGCAATGGTTAATCTATGAAAGATTGTCAGATTGGGATTTCGATTGGAAAACTATTGAGTGGAAAAATGATTGATAGCTTTAGTCACGGGCAAATAGGTAGCAAATTGTGGTTATGTGAGCAATTAGAACCTCACATTAAAAACAATGCTACTGTTGCCATATTAGGTAGTTGGATAAATGTATTAGGGTTTATGTTGTTGACTAGACAACCCTACAAGTATTCACATATTAAGGGCATAGACCTAGACATTGAAGCTGTCAATACTGCTAATCAAATTTGCAATTACTGGTATATTAATGGTATACAACACTCAATACAAGACAATGCAAACACAGTATCGCTTCAAGGATTTGATGTTGTGATTAATTGTAGCAGTGAGCATATGGAAGGATCAGATTGGTTTGATAACATTAGCTCGGGTACGCTTGTATGCATACAGTCTAGCAACGTCACAGACACAACTGATCCATGGTTTGTTAAAAACCCCAGTCATAATATCGATGAATTTCTTTCAAAATACCCACTACGTGAGATAATATTTTCAGAAACTCTACCGATAACCTATGAGAACTGGGGTTATGATAGATATATGGTAATCGGTATCAAATAGACACTTTGCCAATTGCGTGAATTGTTGCCGCAATCTTGCCGATATGATGCAACTGTTGAACAGTTACTCCTTCTTTCTTTAATGTGTCATAGTGTGACTTAACACAGAAATGGCACTTGCCGATTATGCTAGCGGCTAGTGAGTACATCTCAAACTTTACTTTAGTTGTACCACCGTGTGTTGCATATGCATTCATGCGCAAACCTGCAGGCAAACCCTTAAGGTCAGGGTCGCCGGACATCTCTACGAATGGATACCAAATGTTGTTTTGACCCATAAGTGCGGCTGCTGTTTTTGCCGCTTCACGTTCTTTTTCTGCGGTGAACAACGGGCTATTCATTTCAATTTCAAATGCTAGCCCACCGTTACCACTAGCCAATGCAGCCACATATGCAACTGCGTGTGTGTCTACTGGATCTAGTAAACTGCGATTGATGACCGCGTCTACATTTAGACGAATATCTTTAGCGTGATCAGGGATACTATCTTTAACGCTATCTACCCAATTTCCACCGATTGTGATCGGTTGTACTGATGCCATTGCTTCCATGTTATTCTCCTTTATGTTGCAAGCTTTCTAGTGTTTTTGACATGTCTGCACATGTATATGATTGATAACTGTCACGTAACTTGTCTGGCATTGGTATGTATTCAATAGCTTCAACTGGTGCTATACTCAGTGCAACATCTAAGAAACTCTTAGGTGTTCCCGTGCCTACATTCCATACTCCAGATTCTTTTACGTCAAAGAAATCTATATGTGTCTTACACACTTGTTCTACGGGTACAAAGTCTCGTAAGTAATTCTCGCTGTTTTCAAATAACTTAATCTTACCTGTCTCTTTATATTGTTTAGTAAACGTATGATAAGGACTAGCTTGACCTTCTTTGTGATCTTCGTTAGAACCGTATACGTTAAAATATCTAAACCCTTGTATCCGTATACCCTTAGGGTCTAAGTTACTAACATGTCGTTCAATCAAATATTTTGTCCATGCATACGGGTTTCGAGGATCTATTGGTTGATCTTCTTTGAAGTTTTCTTTTCGCATTCCATATACGCTAGCACTGCTAGAATATTGAATATCAACTCCAAATTTTACACATTGCCTCAATAACCATATGCTAAAGTCAACGTTTTGATACATGATCTTTTCTATATCCCGTTCTGTGGTAGAGCTATTTGCTCCCATATGAACTACCCAATCATGTCCTTCAATGCTTGGTAAACTATCACCCCATTCGAATGTAGTAACATCATGGTCAGATAATGCATTAAGCATATGTGAGCCAATGAACCCTTTGTGTCCTGTTAGTAAAATTTTCACTTGAAAAAATCCTCTGAGTTAATTGCTTTGTCATCTACCCATATATCATATACAGGCTTACCCATGCGAATTTCATCATACTTGCAACCCCAGGCTGCTAATTGACTGTATGTTTTATCTTTCCAATCAATCCCGCTATTTCCACCACGTGCTGTCCAATAGATAACTTTATGACCCTGATCGTACAGATCGTTTACTTTTTGAATTCGATCAGGCATGGGCTTACTATTAGCATAATCACTATTCTCAGATATACATATGGTATTATCTATATCAATCATATATGTCTTTATCATTTTTGACTATCACCTTTTCTTACTCTATAGTTGTCTTCTACACTGTCAGGCGTAGATACTTCAATTATAGCTCCCTCTTCTAAACAAATCACTTGATGCGGGAATAATGGTTTGTTTCTCCACACATCGTTTGTTTCTAGTATTTCTTCATGCTCAGTTGCATTGGTAGTATCAATCCAAATTACTTTAAACTTACCACTAAGAACAAACCATGTTTCATCTTTGTCCTTATGAAAGTGCATACTGAACTTTGCGTCTTTATTGAACTTGAGAACCTTGCCGCAATACAAATCGTTTGTAGCAAAAATAAACTCATGTCCCCATCCTTTTTCTACATAACCTTCTAATCTATTCATGGTACTAATTCCTCTATGCTAGGAGCGTAAACTCCTACATGCTGTACTGTGATTCCAGCGGCTTTGTTTGCAAATACAATAGATTTACGAATGTCTTTTGTGTCTAAGTATCGGTAAACAAGTGATGCTAAAAACGTATCCCCGGCACCGCATACATCTATAACATTATCCTTAAGGTCAGGGGCAATAGTATGACCCATGTATTCAGCGCCTTTTTCACCCTTAGTAACAATCAACCATTGGTCATCGGGTAATGTTTTTGCTAGATTTTTCTCTAATTGATTGATCTTTATAAAACATCCATTGAATCTGGCTAGGTCTGTTTTCTTTGTATCTATAAAGATAGGACCCTTGAACTCGTCTCGGATCCATTCTATCAACGTAGGTGGTACTGTGCCCTTATTATAATCACTAATGACAACTGCGTCATACGAATTAAGTTCAGAGGTATCAATGAATGATCCTAAGATTGGAGTACACTTTGCATCATTGTCTATTCTAAGCAAATGTTGTTTACTACGCTCGTCTATCAATCGTTTCTTTTCACTGGATTCAGTATGATGAAACTTTACTTGACAGTTTAAAGCCTCTAAGTTTCTACTTACATTCCCTGCCATACCCTCTAGTATAATTTCATTGTTGGGTTGAAATACTGGTACAGGCGCTTCAGGGCTTAGTCGAGTAACGACACCGTATATATATGTGTCTTTGCAATTATCCCCGATCAATAATATGTTGAATTTTCTTCGTGCTGGAGTACTCATCTATTCTTTCAAATAAAACAACGGTAACATATTCTTTACCAATAATTGGTAATGTCTTATAGTCGCCGCCCTTGACCATGATATCACAGGTCTTTATTATATTAATCAAATCTTCATCGGTGTCAAAAATTTCCACTTGATCTACCGCTTTAAGATTCTCCAACATAATCTTTCGTTCATTCACATTATTAATAGGTCTACTAGAACCCTTTAATCTTTTGACACGTTCATCCGAATCAATAGCCACTACTAAATGATCACCAAGAGTCTTGGCATAGTTTAGCATAGCTAAGTGACCCAAATGAAGCACATCAAAGGTGCCGTTCACAAACACTCTTGTCATTTAGTTTTTTCGGCTAACTCTTTGTAACCTGCCCAACTAGGATGTACGCCATCCTTTTGTAGGCGGGTAATTGGTAGTACAGTATCTCCGTACTCTTTTGCCATGGCATTGACAATTGCTTGAATCTCAGGTTTAATAGCAGGCAATATCCAAAATACTCTTGCAGTGGTTCCAACTTTCTCTCGAATTCGTTGTAACTCTGCTTTAGTTTTAACTCCTTTATGATCATTACTACCTAAACTGATGATTACAGTTTTAGCAGTTAGATCGTTCTTTAAGTAGTCACGATTCCATTGCCATGTATTCCACCCGCCCTTTGCGTAAGCAACACAATCAGGTCTAGCCTGATGTGTGCCCACTGCAATACTATCTCCTATGATTAAGCAATCAATCATTTAACTTCCATTCCGTTTATTCATTTTTTTCATCAATAGAGTAGAACCAATCATCACCTGCACTCCACTTTCGAGTGCCATCTACAGTAAATATTGTTTGTGCGGCTTTAAAGTCCGGGAACTTAACGTTACCGGAAATCAAACTTTGATCGTACCATAAACATCTGTTGTTGGGCTGACAAGCAAACTGGCCGTTTTCTAACCTGATAAAGTTAAACGATTTGTGTTCTTCGGCAACTTCTGTAAAACCAGTGTCTACATCCATGCCATCAGCACAAAAATCTACAGTGAACAAATAGGTGCCGTGATGCCATTCTTTGTCTTTGCCTAGAAACTTTACTCCTAGATTACGCAAACCTATCTTTTCAATGATAGTAAAACGATAACCCATACAGTCCCAAAGCTGTAGAATGTCTATAGGTAACGTACCTGTATAATCTTCTTTCCATACGTAAGCATGAATGGGCAACTTGTCATACAGTGCGCCATAATTAGGTAGCAATGATTCAATACGAAACACTTGTCCCCTTAACGCTTTAAGACTTACCCATATAGCAGGTTCTAACTCCCCATGACCTTTTTCAAAATTATAGAGAAACTCTCGTTTAACAAAGCATTTGATTGGTGGTAATGATCCTACTATATAACTCATCAGTATTTCTCTTTTCTGTTATATGGTCTGGTTGTTTTTCTAACATTACAGAGTCTCACCACCGATTGGGCGTGAGCATGGGCATAGTTCACCAGTTTGCAATGCGTCTAGTACACGTAATGTTTCTTCTGGGTTACGACCAACATCTAAGTTATTAACTGTGATGTGTTGAATAACGTTCTGTGGATCAACAATAAATGTTGCACGTAGTGCCGCACCTGCTGGAGCATAGAATACACCTAATTGTTCAATCAGGCTGAGGTTTTCATAGCGGCCGGTGTCTTCATTATACTCACTGCTACGGCGTTGTGTGTCAGCGAACTGATGATGTGTAATCTTCTTCAAGTCCGCATGTGCGTTTTGCCAAGCCACTTTACAGAACTCGTTATCTGTGCTACCTGTTAGCAATACTGCATCACGGTCAGCAAAGTCTTGTGTTAACTTGTCATATGCTACAATCTCTGTAGGACATACAAATGTAAAGTCCTTAGGGTAGTAAACAATGATTTTCCACTTGCCTTCAAATGATTTTTCTGTGATTGTATAGAATGCATCTTCTGGTTGTCCTGGTTTGACACCAGTGATTGCAAATGCTGTTAATTTATCTCCGACTGTTTTCATAATTTTCTCCTTGTGTGTATAATGAATTATTTCTGTGACTTACTAGGGCAAGTCTCTACAGTATTATAACTGGTATTGTTGATATAGTATAGCCTATATATGATACTATATTTACTTATTTACCCTTAAATATGCTATCGATAAAATTAGTGCAATCCGTTTCTCCGGCAGCTATGTATTCAATATGCATGTTATATAAATCATTGAAGGACAGACCATTTTTGTCAATATAATGATGATTTCCTATTCCCTTTTCTATATCAGCAGGACTGACTTTGTACTGTATTTGTAGTCTACGCTGTACCATTTCTTTTCCTACTATTGCGTTTGCATAGTGTAATATCATTACATCTTCTGTTGTAGGTGGCCAATAATGTCTACCTATATCATATATGATATCGTTGTAGTTATGGAGACTTCTACCCTGATGTGCTATTGGGTTATCATAGTAAGATATACCGGTATGTACTTGTTCCCATAATGGTTTAGTTCTATCTAGTGTTCCACACGGATCCCATTTAGTAAATCGTATGCCCGGTATGATATGCTGTTGTCTATCAGACTGTTGATTCATCAGACTATTGGTATTTCCTACTAAGAATTCAGCAGTCGTTAATGCAATTCTCCAACCTTGTAATTGTCTTTCGTAGAACATTACTTCTTGGTCACATGATATTGCATCAAAATGTGTGTTGTAAGATGGCATTATTTGCCAATGTGGGCATATTTCTTTACATATCTCTACTGATCTATCAGTGCTACCGTAATCAACAAGAACCCCAAAATCAAATATCTTTTTATGATGTTCTAGCCACCATGGCAAAAGGTGTTCTTCGTTGTAAAAATGAGTGATAACTGTTTTCATTCATCTGAATCCAACGTGACTTGTATCTTAGGAAAATATTTTATGAACACAGTTGGTTCATGATATTTGTCTTTGATTCTATGTTTAATCTCTTTGAAGAAATTCCATGACAACGGTATCCAAACAACAGAGCGACCTTTTGCAATAGTAATCATTTCATCAAGTGATACAATCTTAATTTTTCTTCCCGGAGTGTAGAGTCCCTGCTTTAACGGATTGTCATCTACTATGTAATCTAAGTCAATCTCACCAAAGTTTAATAATGTGTTACCTTTTGCCGCGGCACCGTAACCAACAATTAAAGAACCCGAATATTTATTTAACTCATCTTTTAAAGCTGTTACCACACTGATAGCATTATCTACAAATTTCTTTACTACATCAATTGTTTGTTTAGCTTCTTTGCCTATCAACAGTTGAGTGTTATCACATGCAGGATCTTTAGACAACACAAACACATAACTAGTACCATGTATGTCGGTTTTGAATACTGACTCTAAATACATACCGGATCTATTTGCCAATGTTCCCATTGAACGAGTATTGAAAAATGAGATGTGCTCATGGTAGATAGTATCGAATTGACCATATTCTACCATATCAGCCTGACTTGTTTGTATGAACAATCTACCAGTATTTGATAATCTATCTTTACAAATTCTTAAAAACTCGTCAGGATAAGTATTATGTGCAAACACGTTTTGCGCTATGATTACATCATATCGGTCGGCGCCTAGACTAGCGACTGCACTCTCATTGAAGTAATCACATATTACAGTGTGATTTAAACTACTTAATTGGTGTAGATTTTCAGCAGGGTCTATTCCGTATGTTTGATGACCGTACTTCTTAAATGCATCTAACTGGGAACCATCATTACATGCAATGTCCAGCACCTTATAAGGTCCCTTCACTGGAATGTGGCTTGTAACAGTATGAACAAATTGATCAAAATAATCACGCAATGTTTGTGTCGTGCCACTTACATATAAGTAATTTTTAAATAGTAAATCGGGATGCACTGCATGGGTAAGCTGTAGGTGTGTACAGTCATTGCAATAATTTAATCCCAGTGGGTAAAACACTTCTGGGTCAGATTGCTCTTGTACATAAGAATTTGCTAATGGCTGATCAATCAAATCCAAGACTGTGGTTAAATTTTCTCCACCACAGCATAAGCATTTATTAAGATAAGTAATATTGAAATTTTCTATCATTGTCTCTCACATCAAAATTCATATTGTGTCTATTCTCCATTAAGCCTGATATCAATGTCTCTATTGTATCAGTGAATTCAAAACCAGTGGCTAGCTGAAATTTTTCAGTGCTTAGTTCGAAATCGTATGCTAATGGATCGTTTGGATGTTCTATTATCTTTGCATTTGTAATGTCTGCTACTACTCTTGCAATAGATCCTACATTACTGTTCAACGATGCTAAATTGTATTGACCCGGAGTAACCTGCGTATCAATCAACATGTTGATTGCTTTAGATACGTCATTGATTCCTAGGATAGCGCGGCGAATATTAATATTCTTTACTTGTATGGTTCCAGTCTCTATAGCAGATTTTACCATAGAGTTAATCATCAGATCGTTTCGTGTGTTGGGACTAGCACCATTAACTGTTCCAAATCTCAATCCTATAATATTTTTGCCGGCTGATATGTATTTGTTAGCTATTAGGTCTACTGTAATTTTTTGTAGGTCGTAATGATTTAGTACATTGAAATTTATGTCAGAAGTTTCGTATGAAGTGCCGGAAGTGTTTCCATAAACACTTGCGCTAGAAGCATAAATTAATTTTTGGTGCGGCTTTAGCTTTTCACATAGATTTCTAAAATAGTCTACATTATTTGACCAAGATCGTGAAGGACTATTTTCACACATGGGTACGCTACTGTGACCGGCTAAGCACACAATCACATCAGACTCATCTGTATTGATTTCGTTAAAGTTCCGTAATGCTGAATAGCCCAAGTTACTATTGAATAAACAAAGGTCTATGCTACGCAATTCATGAGTAGCCTCACAATAAAACGATGACCCTATATAGCCATTACCACCCAATACTAATACCTTCATTCGTCTGCCTCCGGAGGAAGTCCATTACTATGTTTATCTGTAGTTTTCTCTACGTCTTGAAACAACCTTTTTTCTTGCGCTGTTAGTTTATCTTTATGTGTCTTGCGAGGATTACCGCATAAGTAGCAATCAGGATTGCCGCAATCCATTGCATGATGTTTTGCTAAACGATGTGGTTCTTTAATGGCTTTGTCTTTAGAGGTTAGCCCATGTTGTTTTGCAATTCTAAGTTGCTTTTTAATAGCGGCCTCGTCCTTGAACCTACGGCGAGAGTTTAGATATTTTGCTAGTTCGTTACTCATTGGCATGTTTCCTATTAATTACGATACTTTATCATTATATCATCAAATATGATTTTGTCTTTTGCTTTGGGTGTACACAGTCCACACCAGCATCTTTCCTTCTTACATATAAGGAAGTCAGTTTTGTTTTTTATACTGTCATTCAAATTAGAAATAATCAGTTCAGTATTAGCTAATGTTCCTATAGGACCGTAGTTGCCATCATATGCCATTCTACAATCTTTATTGATAAACACTTCTTTTGTTTCCTGTTTAACAAAAATAAAAAACTTATTAACGCTACAATGCCAATCTTTGAAATTATTGTTAGGTACAAAAGATATAGTAGAAGTGTAATCTTGGTTAACGTTAAACTTTTGTCCACCGCAACATGCTCTACCTAAACTCATGTTACTAAGAGTCTCGTTTCGTTTTACCAAAGTGATAGGCAATTCCTTAGTACCTTTACCGGGCGGGGTATCCATTTTTCTAACCCAATGAGGGATGTCATTTACTTTACACCAATTAATAAAGTCAAGACAACATTTTATGTTTATCGGATGTATCAGTATAGACACTTGAAAGTTTTTTTGTTGCTCTTTCAACTTCAATACATTACGTTTGAATAGTTCCTGATCTTCCGTAGTTGACTCAGTATGAAAGCTAACTGTTAGGTAGTCAAAATAAGTAATCAACTTATCCCAAATTTTAGGCTTGACTATTCCGTTTGTTACTGTGTTTAGACCTAATGACCAACTACGATCTGAATTATGTGCAGTGTGAGCGTATTCAATGATTTCTACAATGTCTGGATGAAACAGACTTTCACCGCCAAATATATTAAAGCTTACGTGCTGTTGTGATTTAGGTTTTGTAGCCATTACAATATCTACATATTGATACAAAAAATCGATTGTATTTAGGCACTCATCCAATGGCGGATGAGGTACAGAATTGTCATGAGAAGAACAATAACTACAATCTAAGTTGCATTTTAAAGTACATTCCCAAGTTATAGAAAAAAATGGATTTACCGCAACATCGGGTTCGATGCAGTTATACATGTTTCTTTTTATAATCTTCTACTGCTGCCTTTATGGCGTCTTCGGCAAGGATCGAGCAGTGGATTTTAACTGGGGGGAGGCTGAGTTCTTCTGCAATTTGTGAGTTTCTAATTGCCGCAGCCTGGTCGAGGGTTTTTCCTTTAACCCATTCCGTGACAAGACTTGAGCTAGCAATCGCTGACCCGCACCCATACGTTTTAAATCTAGCATCTGTTATAACTCCTGTAGACTCGTCTACTCTAATTTGTAATTTCATTACGTCACCGCATGCAGGGGCACCAACCATGCCTGTTCCTACACTATCATCAATATCAAATTTACCCACGTTACGTGGATTTTCGTAGTGATCAACTACTTGTGATGAATAAGCCATTTTATACTCCTAGTTACTATCGTATTTAGCACGCCAAATATCAATAGTTTTGTCTAGCCCTTCACTGAGAATAGTCTTAGGTGACCATCCTAGCATTGATGTTGCTTTATCATTGGTAGAATTTAGTACATAAATTTCACCTGGTCTTGCCGGCTTAGTATCCCAATTAATCTTACCCTTCCAGTTTAACTTAGTAGCAATGAGATTAGTTAGTTCTTCAATTGAAACTGCGTTGTTTGGACCTGCGCAGAAAATTTCACCTGTTGCCTGCTCATGTTTCTCTAATATAGTTTCATACATATCTACTAAATCTTCGATAAACAAGAAATTTCTATAAGGATCTTTATATCCTAAATTAATCTCATTAGGATTTCTCAACATCTGCGTGATAATTTGCTCAACTACAAAGAAATCATTGTCTACACGACCATATGAATTTGTTTGGCGAATAGCACAGAACGGATAGTTATACGCCCTTTTCGCATAGTTGAAATATAGCTCACATGCCATTTTTGCAACAGCATACGGTGCATTTGGATTTTGCTGAGTTTCTTCATTGAATACTGGTATCTCTACATGTTTATTATCTTTAATAAGATCACTTTCAGGTTGCCAACCGTAAGTTTCCATTGTGCTACTAAAAATGCACAACTTTAAATTAGTCAAGTCTCTACTTGATTCGATTAGATTAACAGTGCCAGTATAGTTAACTTGACTGAAAGATGTTTGCTCGTAGAAGCTTTTTTCAACTTCAGTTCTAGCCGCTAAGTGAATTATAAAGTCTGGATTGACTTCATGTAGTCTGTCTTTGACTTTATCAAACTCTAATAGATTGCAACCTAAATCATAAATTTCATATTTTGATTTTAATCTTTTGTTAAGATAACCGCCGATGAATCCGCTTAATCCTGTTATTAATATTTTCATTCTGTTGTTTCGCTATCAACTACTAACCAGCCTAACTTCAATAGGTCGGCACGTATTTCATCAGTGACTACACTCTCAGGTACGAACCCGTTTGGATACTTTACATCTAAACTTGGATCGTACCCAGTATCGTTTCGTATACCGGAACAGTACCAATCCATGTAATCGCCTTCTTCCACCATGTTAGCAACAATACCGCCGGCACTGCGCCAGCTTGCGCTCCAAGTTTTACCCTGCAATAAGGGCCATACCTCGTTCTTTGTAAAATCATTATTACAAATTGCCGCATATATGTTCTGTGCGTATGGTTCACTTGCTTTTGCTTTGTCGCATATCCACTTAGTGGATCGCAAGTCATATTCCATATTGTCTTTTTTCCATTCTTCGGTTTCTTCGAGTTCAACACGATGCTCTCTCATGGTCTTAAATAATTCCATGATAGGCTGTGCATCTTCCAAAGATTTTTCACCTTCTTCAACTTTTTTAATCAAGTTGTTAAGTTGAAAGGTTCCGCGTTCTGGACTACTGTTCATGTTAGAATAGATTTACTTTTTCCCACGGCATATCTGGTTTACCAAAATGACCATAGTTTGTTGTTTTTCCGTAGATTGGTCTGAATAGATCAAACCTATCAATGATACCCTTAGGTGTTAGGTCAACGTTTTCCTGAACCCATTTTGTAAGATCACGCCCTTGTTGTGCGTCTGCTGTTTCAATATAAAAACTCATTGGATCTGCTAAACCAATCGCATAACTGATTTGTACTGTTGCCCAATCTGCCTTGCCACTAGCTACGATATTCTTAGCAATCCAACGTGTTAGATATGCCGCACTACGATCTACTTTGGTAGGATCCTTGCCACTGAAAGCGCCACCACCATGAGGGCTATAACCACCGTAGGTGTCCACAATAATTTTTCTTCCAGTGAGCCCAGTGTCGCCATCAGGACCACCAATAACGAAACGACCAGTAGGATTAATATAAAACTCGGTATTAGCATCTATAAACTGTTTGGGAAGGATATCAATAATAACATGTTTAACAAACTCTCTTACAAACTCAATATCTGCACTTGCATCATGTTGTGTTGAACATACCACTTTAGCAATACGCTTTGGCGTGCCATTGTCATTGTATTCAAAAGTTACCTGACTCTTTGCATCAGGTCCTAGTACAGTTGATCCTTGCTTGCGCACACGAGTTAGTTCTTCAACAATACGATGTGACCAATATATTGCACTGGGCATGTGATTTTCTGTTTCGTTACATGCATAACCAAACATCAAACCTTGATCACCTGCACCAAAAGTATCAGTACCTAGTGCAATATCTGCACTTTGCCCGTGCAATAAATTAGTAACTTTTAACTTGCGCCAATCAAATCCTTCTTGTTCATAGCCTATTAGCTTAACAACACGACGGATTGCACTGTCAACTTGCAAATCATGTAATGTGCCTTTATACTCACCGGCTACTACTACTTGATTAGTAGTAACCAGTGTCTCACATGCACATCGTAGTGACGAATCACAACTCTCCATGATTAAATCTAAAATAGCATCGCTGATAGCATCAGCTACTTTATCGGGATGACCTTCGCTAACACTTTCACTTGTAAATAAATAACTCATTTTTTTCCTTAGTGAAGTATTTACTAGGTATTAGGTCACTTGAAAAATATCAGTGCCATTGCAGTTGCTTGTAACAAGAAACCCACACCAATAGTAATAATGTTTAGCAAATCTTTAGTTAAAACTGCCTTAAAGAACAACAAACCAAGTGTAGCCCAAATCATTAATACTAAATCCACAGCCGGGGGTTTATCTGTTAAGCCAGTCATTAGTGCAAAAAATGACGGGATAGTTGCGCAATGTAGTGCAATATTAGCTAACCAACCTAGGGTGTCAGCGGACATCTTGCCCAATTTATTAAAGAAAAAATCTTTGATATATTCCATTGTTTGAATCATGTAGTTCATTGCTTTACCTTTGTTTTATAAAAAATGTGAGTTCCCACTTTAGTAATACGCTCATGCGGCCAGCGTGGGTTTACATAATCCGCATGATAAAAGAGTGCATTCTCTAAAGAATCCAATCTAAAACCTTCTAACAAAACTTTTTTGGCTACTGCATAACTGTCAGCGTATGACTCTTTGTTAACAGGACGTGATCTATGAACACTGTCACAGTACCAGCTAAACTGACACACGACCTTTTCCATAACAACGTTCTTTTGATATACTACTCCGCATACGTCTTTACCAAAGCGACCATCATCAACTCTGTTCAACGTTACTTGAGCTACTGCAACTTTACCTTCAAATGGTTCGTTGCCGGCTTCTCTGTAAATATTCAATGCTAAACATTCCAATGTTCTATCAACATTCTTAATGTCTACGTAAGACTTGTGTTCTCGGGCGATTTCTAAAATTCCCCCGGCGTTTGTAGTACTCTGTAGCTTGTACGTAGTAATTACGTTAACTAACAACAATACAAAAAATAAACCCAAAAGCCTATTGAATGTTTTTATAGTTGTTTCCATTTTCAACTTCCTTTCTTAAAAAATACCTATTAGGTAGAAATACTTAGATGCTACTAGTATAGCATCAAAATGTTTTTGTATCAACAAAAACGGTTAATTAGTCTATCCAGCAGTCACAATTACACTCCACAACCTGAGCAATAGCGTCCTGTACGCTTAGTGTCGAAGGTAGTAATACGGAAGATGTATATGCTGTGTTCAATGTTGCGGGTAGCAAGTTTGTTTCTGGTGATCCGGCTAAACTTCCTGGAAATTCGGGGGCACCGACGTCCAGTGGACTAGCATCACCAGTTGGTATTCTTGTCCCTGTTTTGAATATACCAATTGGTTGTAGGTTGTTAGAGAACATGTCGTTTGGTGCAAAGTTCTCTGTTGTTCCTGTTTGTAGCGCAGAAGAATCGAATGCAGATGACCCAAACAATGCAGGTCCGGTTCCATTGTTATTAGAACCTAATAAACTTGTATTGTTAGTATCTGTAGTGGATGCGTTTACTAATGTGCCAACTGCCGGAACTTCATTGATAGCAGTAGCACTTGTTGTTTTCATAAAACGGTTAGTGTTCGGATCATAATAACCTTGTGGTTTAGGTGCTATTAGATCGCCGGTAGTATAATCTTCTTGTAACAACAAACTAGGTAAAGTAAATGTTGTTGTAGGATCAGTTAAGTTACCGTTTATTCCCTCAACTGATATACCTGTTCTAGCAGTAGGAGTTGTTCCATTAGAAAGTAAGATAGGAGCAACGCTTGGATTAGGTTCTTCTGGTATAAAACTATTATTAACTATACCCAACTCTTGAAGCTTTGCTTGATTTCGTATTTGTCTACCCAAAGCAATAACACTTTGTCCACCTGCTGATGACAAATTTGCAATTGCTTCTAATGTTTGCCCATACATATGCGGATACGTATTTGTAGTAAAATTAATCATTGCATCAACAAACGTTAACTGCGATGTTGGGCTTATAGTTAACCAAGTATCTCTTACTATGTTAACTGGTGATATACCATGATATCTAGCACGTTGTTCAACCATTAGTTGATTACCAAATGCGTTATACACTGTGTTCAAGCTAGTAGTTTGTGCCGCTTTAGTGGTGCTGATGGAAGTTATCTCATCGTTAGCTTGTGTAATATATGCACTAACTACAGTATTCATTGTTGGCCAACCTGCAGTTCCGCTAGCTGTGTTTGTTCCACCTGTTGCAATACTTCCATCAACTGCCACTGCCAATGTTGCTGTAGGAGGGCATTGAATAGTAGCGGTGGGTATAGTACCTGTAGGTGTGCCGGGGCTTGTTAATGTAATTGTTGTTACCCTACCAAATGTACTAATTGTACTAGCATCAGTACCTATAGTACAAGTTGCAGTAGCACCTGAGCCACCTGCAATAGTTATAGTAGGTACAGGTGCTGTACCTCTACCGTATCCTCCACCGGGGTCTGTTATAGTTAGTCCAGTTACTGTATAAGTAGGTCCTGCACCAGTACTGTATTGTACAGAAACAGTTGCACCTTCCCATGTAGTAGCAAGATATAATTGATTATAGATGTTGGCCAACTTAGTAGTCTGCGCAGATATAATATTTTTTTGTAACTCGTTCCAACTATAAGGTAATCCTGACATACAACCAAAGAAGTCGCTCATTGTGTATGTACCTTCGGGTCCACTACCTAATGCTATCTTGTCATATGTTTGTTGCGCTAATGTTGTGTTGGTAGGAACATCAGTTCCATTAACTAAGTTTAACCCCACTGTGCTTAATTCTATAGAAGCCGCTACTTGTGCAAACTTTTCAAAACTAATATTTTTAATATTAGGAATTTGAAGCATACTAAATGCAAATGCGCCGGCTGCTATTCCCATATCATCAGGAACAGCGTCTTGTAAATAAGAGCCAAATCCAACAGGCAATATTTGAGTGTTAGTAGTTGTTCTATTACCAATGGGCGGAGTTCCAAAAGGTGTGTTAGTTCCTACTTGACTAGTCAAGTTAGGATTGTTTAATCTAGAACTTACTCCACCTTCTTCATATATAGGATAATATGTTTTGCTGTTAGTAGGATTAGAAGTCGTGTTATACATCGGAACTGTCATCGATGGATAACTGTTTGGAAACATTTTCTTTAAGTCTAGTAAATCTGCTAACGTAGTTAGTCCCTTTGTTTTACAGTTTAAAGGTACTACTATATCTAGTAAATCTATACCTACTATAACCAAGAACGACCCGTATATTTGTTGTTCTTGTTGTTTTGATACTGAAGTGATTTCACCCGAAGCAATACCTAATGCTTCATCAGGTGTCATGCCGGCTGACAACAATGCTAATGTTAATGACTGAGTTAGTGCATTATTTTTGTATATAGATTGCAACAACGTAGACGGCAAGCCAAATTTGTTTAATTTACTTAAGTCTATTACTTTACCTAAGGTAATACAATCTCTACCAAATTCAGGTGTTGCTAAGTTAACACCAGTAACATCACAACTAGTATAGTCGTTCATGTTACTATACGTGCCTTTTAAAAATGTAATGCTTCTTCCTGCAATTCGAATAAAAGGATTACTAGATTCAATAAATGACTGTGCGTTCATAAAAGAACTTACAAAGTCTTTGTATTGCACACTTGAGTTATTGGGTATACCATTCCAATTGTATTCATTCCAAGCTTGCAACGCATAATTTCTAATAAATCCCCATTGAGTTATTGAGCCATTGGGGTTTGTTAAATCATATGGTAACCAACTAGCCTCTTGACCTTGACCCTCATCATTATTAGGTGTGTCGGGATTTACATCATTGCCGTAACCTGTTGTAGCAGGAGTGCCATAAGTTGTCCATAACCCACTAGGATCAGTTGCAGAATATGTAGGTGGTTTACTGTTACCTAATGCAGGACATACATTAGCACCTATGCTTATTAAAGTATCGTACACCGATGTTCCTGCAGGAGTAGTAGTTACTTGTCCTCTTGTGTATGCATCATTGATTGCATATGTTAATAGATTAAGACAAGTATCTTCAACAACAGAACCAACTGCGTATTCTGTATTGATTCTACTCGCACCCATGTAGGATGCTGCCACTGGATTTATTTGAAAACCAGTGTTGTTAAGTAGTGATCCAATTGCATTTACGCCTAAGGGAGATTGTTTAGGTGTTGTCATGGGCAGAATATGTCAGAGCTTCCTTGTGCGATACTATGCCCGCAGGTATTACCTGATCCAACTCTTAATACAGACTCACCCTCAGCAAATACTGTAGGGCTACCCTGAGTTGTCTTAGCAGCATTATGGGGTGGGTGGGGTCTACCAAAAGGAGCATGCGGTGTAATTTGACTCACATGTAGTCCTACAGGAATTCCATTGGCAAATACAGTGCCGGAACCACGCATGATTGCGCCGCCTGCGTTGTTTTGATCACCTTGTCTGCTAAGTTGTGGCATATTATCCTAATACAATTTTCTTGTCCGGTACCTTAATACCGGTAGTTGCTTCTAAATATTTCATTTTGATACTGTCATCAGTATCAGCATAGATAGCAATGCTACTAGTATTTAGTCTAAAAATACCCTTCGGTTCTGCTGTAAATACGCTAGGAATCATCTGCATACCCTGCTGTGTAGGTGCAATAGAAACAGGTTCTTCTAATTCAATAAAGTCACCTCCTGCTTGCTTTACCTTAGCGATAAGTTCTTCTCCTGAGTTGAGTTTAAACGTGTATACTGAGTTTGGTTGTAGTGCTATTTGCATTATTTGCTTTCTGTTAATTTTTGTTTAAGTTCTGTGAATCCGCCAATCAATTGACCGTCCAAAAAGATTTGAGGAACTGTTCGTGCAGTTGGTACTGCTTCTAGTAATTCTTCTTTAGTGTATCCGTCGCCGATTTTCTTTTCTTCGAACTCAATACCTTTTTGTTTTAATAACGCCTTTGCTTGATCGCAATAAGGGCAATGATACTTAGACCATATAACTGCTTTCATAATAATTTCCTTTTAAATATTTGGTAAGTCATCATAGATAACGGAGTCACTCATAATCCCAATAACATAATTTGTTGATTCGTTTTCTTGCAATGCTGTTTGTTTTTTGCTTGTGTCAGAATGTTTGTTGAACCACGGAATAGGTGTGCTCTTCGGTGAAGGATTCCAATACTTAATACCTATTTCTTTTAATGCGCCGAATGCGGTATAGTCAACAAAATCTCTTAGGATGTTTGCGTTTAATCCAATGACAGGACCAAACTTGAATAGATACTCAGCCCATTCTTTTTCTTCACGTATAACGTCAATGTAAATTTGATTTACTTCTGCCTTGCATTCTTCTGCTATTTTAGCAAAACGTTGATCTTCTTTGACTACTTGATTAATCAAGAAAGCTGTCCAACCCTTGTGCAATAACTCGTCTTGTAGAATCAAGCTGATGATATTGCCGTTGCCAATGAAGATTTTATTCTCTACCATAGCAAGTGACGTAGCAAAGCTAACCATAAAGCGGAATGCTTCTAGTGCATAACTTGCATGTAGTGCTAACCAAATTGCTTTGATGTGTTCACCTTCTTTAACTTCGTTGCCAATTTCTTTTAAGCAGTTAATTTTGTGAAGTGCATCGTAATACTTGCCGATACTACTAGCCATACCTATAATTTCTTGTGTATCATGTATAGTATTGAATACATCTTTAGGCACGTTGTAGATGTTACGAATGATGTGCGAGTATGACTTACTGTGAATGTTTGTTTCGAAAAATCCCCAGTTATACATCAGTGCTTCGACTTCCGGCAATGAACAAACAGGAGTGAATACCTGCGTTGGTCCTCTACCTTGCAAACTATCAAGTGCTGTTTGACGCAAAAGATTGCTAGTGAAAATATGCTTTACTGCATCACTAGCTTCCTTAAAATCATTTGAGTCTTTGGTTAGACTTACTTCTTCTGGTTGCCAAAAGAATCCACGGGCAGTTGCATCATAATCTGCAATCTTTTTATATTTCACTTCTTCAAAACGTTGAATAGTTACTGGTCCTGCTGGATCTAGGAACATTTTACGTGATAGATAATCTGTTTTTGTATTTAGGTTGTATTGTTGTTTACTCATGTTTGTAGTTGTTATAATAAATTTTTCTAGGCTCTTTAATAGTTACATCAAAAAATCCTGTATTGTCCCATTTGCCTGTTTTGATTTTTTTAAAAACCATATTGGCAAAAAACAAATTGAACTCAGGCACTAAGTGCCCGCATAACTTGTCCGTTTCTTGAGCCGAGAAATTGTTAACTTCTATGCCCATAACTTCTAGTTGTCTAACCCAAAGAGAGTGCATAAAATGAATATCTTTGTCTAGTTTATGTTTTTTAAAACGTTCCGGTGTGAATGAATCTGAAAAACAAGGATAGAGAATTGTTTTGCTACATTCTTCTATTTTACTGATCATTAAATCTGACATATCAATGAAGTATTGATCTTCTTTTTTCGTTGCGTCAAACCAACCAATCACATTATTTAATTTAACACGGTCGCTATCTGTAAGGATGTTATCTAACGTTTCAATAGACCCTTGTACTTGTTCTTTACATGTAAATGCTTGTGTGTTGCCAGGAACAGATAGTTCAACTATATGAGGGAATCTTTGTGGTCCGCTGATCAATACAACATTTAAATCATTTTCGTAACTAGTATCTAAAAATTTTCTATATGTGTAGTATACTGAAGAAGCACCTTTGCCATGATGGTTGATTGCTACTTCTGTATTTGCATCTTTAGATAGCATATCTGCTAGTGCATTATACCAATTTGTGGGTGTGTGAAAATCTCCATGTGGTGCAGTATAACTATCACCATATATACCTATCTTCATAACTTACAGCTTTCACAATCTTCCATATCATCAAAGTCAATATCTTCTAAAGGACCAGCCGGCTCCTCTTCTGCTTTACTACCGGCTTTGTTAATTAAACTGTAATAGAATGTTTTGATACCCCATACATGTGATTGCATCAAGTTTTTAGCAATTAACGTAGTTGGCACTTTTCTATCTACAAAGTGTGCTGGATTATAAAACGTGTTTGTAGATATTGATTGATCTACATATGCCTGAATAACAGCGGATGTTTTTAAATATGCTTCGCAGTCTTTTTGTTCCCACATTAGTTGATACTTGTTCTTCAACTTATGATACTCAGGAACAACTTGAACGAATGATCCTGCCTTTGATTCTTTGACACTGATTAAACTCATTGGCATTTCAATACCGTTTGTTGAGTTGATAACAACGCTACTAGACTCAACTGGTGCGACAGCCATTTGTGTAGCATTGCGTACTCCGCATGAGCGCATCATAGCACGTAGTCCTTCCCAGTTCAATTCAGGAGTAAAGTTTGCAAGTTCATTGACTCCATTTGCTCTGCGTTCCCAAGGGAAGATACCTTGACCATATAGTGTCTTATCAGAGTCTAAACAGCGGCCGCGTTCTTTTGCAAGTTCAACACTTGACTCAGTTAGATAGTATGCTTGATGTTCCATCCAAGTTTTAACTTCTTGTAAAGAATCTTTTTCGCCATACTTGAGGCTACGCTTGGCATGCCAATATGCTAAGTTAGTAATACCAATGCCTAAAGGGCGAATCTCATCGTTAGACAACTTAGATTGAATGCTCAAGAAATCTTGATAATCGAGAATATTGTTAAGACTGCGGTGAAGAATACGGCAAGCCCTACGCATGTCTTCTGGGTTACGGAAAGCTCCCCAGTTGATGCTACCAAGTGTACATAAAGCGATACGACCATCGGGATCATCAAGACGTTTAAAAGACTTAGTAGGTAATAGGATTTCACAGCAAAGGTTACTCTGGTAGATTGTATGGTACTCTGGATCGAACGGACCTTGATTCATCACGTTGTCAATGAAGACAAGATAGATACGTCCTGTATCAGTACGCTCTTTTAGTATGCCACTTTTGAATACTTCTTCAGCACTCATTGTTTTCTTACGTAGACCTTTTTGTTTTTCGTACTTGACATAGAGTTCTTCGAATCTTGCTGTGTTAGCATAGAACGCTTCATACAAGTCAGGCACTTCGTTAGGGTCAAAAAAGGTTATGTTTTCTTTGTTTTTGAATCGTCTCCAGAAGAAAGCACTAAGCACAACCCCATAATCCATATGACGGACTCGGGTTTCTTCTGTTCCTTGATTGTTCTTAAGGACAATAAGATCATCAAACTGATGATGCCAAATAGGATAAAAAACAGTAGCACTTGCATTACGAATACCTCCTTGACTGCAACTTCTTAGGTCACCAAACCACTTCTTCAAGAACGGTATCATACCTGTGTGCATAATTTCACCGCCCCTAATGGGACTACCTAATGGACGTAGTCGTCCAATCTCTAAACCAATGCCAGCACGTTTGCTAGCATACTTAGCCATCATTTCGCCAGAAGCAAAAATAGAATCTAGATCATCATCCGAACGAATGAGTACGCAAGAGCTAAACTGTTTAGTAGGAGTACCAAGGCCAGCCAATACAGGAGTAGCAAGAGTAAAAAGTCCGTCGCTCGCGGCGTTGTAGTACTCTTTGATATAGCGCATACGAGCACTGTTAGGTTCTTCTTTGTGAAAGATAGTTGCTGACGCAACCATGTAACGAATTTGAGGGGTTTCATATGTTTGTTTAGTACTACGATTCTTAACTAGATATTTTTCAATCAGTTGTTCAATGGCGGCATAGCTATAGCTTTCATCTTTAGAATGGTCTAAAATTTCATCCATTTTATTCCAGTCGTCTTCTGAATACCATTCTAATAGTTCCGGAGTATATAAGCCTGTAGCTACGTTAGTTTTTACAATTTCATACAATAGAGGCGGTTCATAATTTCCATAAACATCTTTGCGTAGCATACTTAGACGTTGTTTTCCTGCTACATATTGATAGTTAGTGTGACCTAAATCAGGATTTGATTCTACATCGATCAAATCTACGATAGCCCGTAGGGTGATTTCATCGATTTCTTGTGTAGTGATGCCATCGTAAAAGTGCGGTTGAGCCTTAATCTCAATCATAGACTGACTTACATCAGCTATCCCAGTACATATTTTTGCTATTTGTGCTTGCCATTTTTCAATTGTCAGTATTTCTTTTTGTCCGGAACGTTTAATTACATGTATCTTCATTTTAACCCTATTTTTTTAATTATTGGCAAGGTGTCAATTTTTTTGACAACTTTAAATTCTTGTAGATTGTTATTTACTACCGTGTTAGGCCAGTAATTAAGTATATATTTTGCGTGATCAACTAGTACTAGTGCCACATCTTCATTATTATAGTCTTTTGCTTGGACAAAATCAAGCTCTTGTACACCCAATAGATACAACGTATAAAACATACCCAATCCACGAGCAAAATGACAATAGTGATTGTCTGATATCAGTTCCCATGGGTTGGGCCATTCTTCCACTAAATCAGGGTGCAGATAATGATTTACTAAAGGTGCAGTCTGCCACCACTTATCAACTTCTATACATTGTATTTGAATGTCTTTGTCTTCCAAAGACATTCGCATACGATACCATTGTTTGAATATAGTATCGTATGAATTTTGAAATAAGTTTTCCATTATATTGTGTCTATACCAAACTTCTTTAGTGCTTCTATAACAACGTCTGGGCTGACAAATGCATCTTCAATGAACTCTGCTTGTTCCCAAATCCAAAACTGTTTCTCTCTCAAATACTTTCGATCCTGTAGTAGATTAATATTTTCAGGATGACCAAAGATGTTTGGATCAGATTGACCAAACACAACTATGCCGGGCTTACCTAAATCCCAACAGAAATGTTGAAAAAAACTATCACAACTCATCCATGTCTTAGATTCATTAACTAACTTTGCTAGTTCAGGTAAAGGTAAGTTTTGTCTAAAATCTGAGACCATTTGTGTCTCTCCTGATATTCCTACCTGTACAACAGGTTCTTTGATATGCTTGAGTACTTCTTCCCAATGTGGATAGTTCTTTGGATGCTTTGCGCCGTTACGCATAAACTTGCTATAAGGTGAAATAATAATCATTTTGTTGCTTCTAAATTTAAAAATATGTTTTTAGTGTCAGGTGTCACATACCCCGAGTTAGGTTCACAACGGTTAATGTTTTGAAATCCTGCCCATGTCATTGTTTTTCTCAATTCGAATTCTGTATAAAGGAATTTGTGTATCAATCCAGGATTGATCCAACCAGTAGAGAAGAAATGACCATATAGATTCCATCTACCATCTTGATCTGCTTTGATAAATTCTTTACATGATTCTAAGAAGTCAGGTGTTTCTACTACAATTTTGCCGCCGGGCTTTAGTACACGCATCCATTCTTTCAATACATCGTGTGCATGTAGATAATCAAAGTGTTCAATTACATGATATGCTCTGATTTCATCTACTGAGTTATCCATATAGGGCAACTTAGCAATGTCGTATCTTTCATCCGCACGTTCGGCATATAGGTCTATGTTAACAAACCCATCAATATAGTCTCCGCCGCTACCCAAATTTAACTTAATCATACAGACACATTATAGAACTTTTTGAAAGCATCTTCAAGTGAGCCTGTCCAATTCCAACGATCCATGTGTGCATACACATTGTATTCATTTATCTCTCCAAACAATGCTTGTGCTTCTGCAATACTTCTGCCCGGGATGATTTCAGGATAGCACGTAAAGAGTACAGGGTTTTTGATATAAGGAAGAATCTTCTTAAAAACAATATGATCACCCATACCACAATCTAAGATAACAATTGTCTGGTCTTTGAAGTTCATTATGTTTTGAAATATACGCTCATCATGTTCGAACATTTCATGAACGCCATCTCTAATTCCACCAACTTTGTTTTTCAAATGCCATGTTATAGCTTCAGGAACAACATAGTTCTTGTAGCCTTTTTTAACTAATTCATACGTGAACAATGTTTCTTCACGGTGTGCAATGCGTGATAAACTTAAACAATAATCCGCGACACCTGCACGGTATAAAAAAGAACAATGCAAGTGATCTACTTCTTTTTTCTGTTTTATACGACCCCATTGTAAATTAGGTTCGCTGTAAATATCTTCTATTTTACCTGTAGCATTAACTTCGCCCATACTAGGCGGCGTCAACACAGACCCACCTACCGCGCCTACATTTTCATTTGCATTTGCATGTATGTATAGTGTTTGCAATACATTGCTATCGGCTATAGTGTCATCATCTAAGCGCCAAACCCACTTGAATCCCATGTGATTCGCTCGTTGGTGATTGTGATGTTGGCCCTTTTTTTCAGCATATAGCCATTCCCAAGAGATTCCGCATTCACTAAGCATTTGTAACAAATAGTTATAGTGTTGTATTTCACGAATATCTTTAGGTTCATCATTATCATCTTGAATGATAATATGATCAGGCTTCAATGTCTGCGTAATTACAGATGAAATTGCCATTGGCAATGTGGTGTCATATCTACCTTTGGTAGAAATTGAGCATAATATTTCTTTGTTCATTTTTTCCAATGTTGATTAACGAAGGGAGCTTCACGATAATTGACTGGTTGTCCATTAGCGTCCCAATCCCAATAATAAATTTGTACAGAGTCTACTCTAGTAAAACCAAACTCTGTCAACTTTTTTTCTATTATATCTTTGCCTTTATATTTAGGATGTAAGTCAGTGTGTATTTCTAACATAATTTCATTAATACGAATCATGTCGTGATTAGTAGCATTCATGATAACATCATACTCTCCACCTTCACAATCTAATTTTAACAGGATATCATGTCCTGCAATTTGATTCATAATGTTAGAAAAAGAAGTAGTTTCAACAACTTCATAGTTTTCAGATACGTTGTACATGCTATTTGCACCTGCGTTAGGGTTTAAACTAACAGGTAAAAAGTCATTACCTTTTTCTGCTACAATTCTTTTATGTGTAGTTACATTCTTTAGACCCATTCTATGTATGTTGCGCAAGAACGTATTATAAGATGCGCTAATTGGTTCTACTGATATAACTTGTTTTGCACCCAATGCGGCAGCATACAATGAGAATGCACCAATATTTGCACCAATGTCTATTACAAGTCTATCTTTAACTTTTTCCTTAGATAAATGATACTGATTAGCTTCAATGACTTCTCTGTACATTGCAGGGTCTTGTTCGTTTAAAAATTTAAGTGATTCTTCTATTGACATTTCTTCTTTATCCCAAATACATAACATCAAATTGATGTTTTCTTTATCACCGCGGTTGTGCGGAGTATCTCGTAAGCTACCGTCAGGCGCAATAAACTTAAACTTAAATCCCGGAAAGAACGATTCATCTAAGTTATGTATCTTGTGATGCGGGCCCCATAGTCCCGGTGTCTCTAGCATAGGCACAGTAATCATCAATCTATTGCAATGTTTTTTAAGTTTTTCTACAATTGCTAAACCATTGTCTAAGTGTTCAATAACTTCAAAAGCAATGATAGTATCGTATTGACCTAACTCGTATGTATTGATGTCGCCGTGTATAAATGTGGCATTGTTTCTCCAACCTTGCACACGTGCTACAGGAATGATACGTTTGTCATAATCTAAACCTGTATACTCAATGTCTTTAGGTAAGAATTGTAATCCATATCCACTAGAACAACCTAATTCAAATACGTTAGTACCTAGAATGTTTTGTGCCGCCCATGAGTATCGTGTAATCTCTCTAGGAGCAATCTCATCTCCCTTAAAGAACACTGCACGTTCCCAATAATTACTTAGACGCCATTGGTACCAATGTGGGTTATACTTCCTAGCTAGTGTTAGTGAATTAGTTAGGAAGATATCTTCCCATTCAGGAACAAGTTCTTTGTCATGTACAGTGCCTTCACCTAAATGATAGATCGGGAAGTCACCGCAATACATTCCTACTTCGGGACTCCATGTCTTAGTAACACACTCTAATACTTGAAAGCCGGCTCTTTCACATTCAATAGAGAATTCAGTATCTTCTCCGCCACCTGCACCGTAATCTAGACTTAGTAAACCAATCTTATTAAACACTCTACGATGAATCATTACGCAGAAGAAGATAGCAAAGTCATGACCGGCTGGTTCTGATTCACTCTTAATTAAACAACTAATACCTGCTTTTTCGTTACCTATAAACACTGACTCTAATTGTGT